TATCAGGACAGCATGAGAAAAATAAATGAGAGTATGTATAACACTCAAAATATGTATATGGCATCTCCTGAAGACGTTTACAAAGAACCATTAGCACCTAATGAAGAATATAGTTTTTCTGAATCTTTTAAAGCTGGGTTTAGACAATATAGTCCAATACCATCTATTGCACGTATGATAGAAAACACAGAATTTGATGATGACCCTACTTATGATCCTTTAAAAGATAAACAAGTTCCAGAAGGTTATGAGTGGAGATTTCTTAATAGTTCTAGTGAAGATGAAACATCTGTTAGATTACAAAGACTAGAATCAGATTTAAAAGATTTAGATATTGTAGAAAATGGCAATCTGTTTGCTACTGGTTTAGGTGGTTTAATATCTCCATTAATAGTTGCCCCAGTTGGCACGTTTAAAACATTGACAAGTAATAGTTTTTTGAAAAGATTTCTTGGAAGCACAGCCTTAACTACTGCATTATATGCACCCGAAGAATTGCTTATAGCATCTCAAAATGAAGGCAGAAGTGAGCTTGCACATACACTTATACCATTACTAGGAGCTGGTTTAATTGGTGGTGCAGTTGGAGGTTTATTTGGTAGACGAATAGCTAAAAATATGTACCCAGCTAGTGATTTTGCACAAGAAGGCGAAGAAGGAATCTTTAGAAGTGCTGGAGCAAGTATAAATCCAAATAGCCCTGCTATATTAAAGCAAACCTTAGATGGAGAAGCATTAGCAGAAACTGGTATATCTTTAGAAAAACTTAAATGGAATCCCGTAACTAGATTAAGCCAAAGCATTAATATAACTGCCAGAAAACTGTCATCACAACTTGTTGATATGGGTGGCATGATTCAAAAGAAAGTAAGAGGTGGTTCTGTTGTTGGTGAATCTATGGATCAATCTGTAGAAACAAACTTTAGAAGCACATACTTATCTTTATTAATGGACGGCATAAGAGCAACAGATGAAGCCTATCTTTCATTTAGAGGAATAGTTGCCAAGCAAGGCGACATTGGAAGATCAATACAAATGCTTGGACAAAAAAGTGCTGATATAATTAAACGTAGCAAAATACTTTCAGAAGTTGGCTTTCGTGAAAGAGTTGCTAAAGCTATGAGAAATGGTGATGCAGACAAGATTATTGATGATGCAACTCCATATGTAAATCAAGCTGCAAAAGCATATAGACAAGTATTTGAAACAATTAAGAAAAATGCAAATGATGTAAAGTTATTTGAACGTGACATACAAAAAGCAATAGCTGGTTTAAAAAAACAAGTTGCAGATGGTGTTGAAGGAGCTATTGAGTTATTAGCAAAAGCAGAAGCTAGATTAATTGAATTAAGACAAGGTGGTGTTTTACTTAATACAGCTTTGGGATATGTTCCTAAAGTAGCTAGAGTTGATAAAATTATGGCTAATGAATCAAAGTTTATTAATAAAGTTAGTCAATGGTATCAGCAAACTGAAGGTGTATCAAAAGCCAAAGGCGATGAGTTTGCAATTAATGTAATGATGGATTACACCAAGAGTAAGCCTTTTTTTAATCTAGATGAAGGAACATCACAGATAGATTGGATTACCCAGGCAAGTGGTACAAAATCTAGAAAGTATGAAATACCTGATGAACTGATAGAAGAATTTCTAGAAAATGATATTGAAGTTCTTGCAAGACATCATACTAAAACTATGGGCATGGATATTGAAATCACAAGACGATTTGGCGATATATCTATGTCTAAAGTTATTCAACAAATAACAGAAGAATTTGACGAACTAATTAAAAAAGCCCCCACTACTGCTGAGAGGCAGAAACTTAAACAAAACTTAGCAGATGATTTAAGAGATGTAAGGGGTTTAAGAGATAGACTTAGAGGAACATACGGAGCTTCCAAAGACCCACATAACATGACTAGCCGTTTTGTAAGACAGATGAAATCATTTAATGTTCTTGTTGGAATGGGTGGAGCAGCAGTTAGTTCTATACCTGATATTGTAAGACCTATTATGACTGAAGGATTAAAAAATGTTTATGATCATGGTCTTAGGCATATGTTTAAGAATCAAAAAACTATATTTAAGAAGATGCAGTCTAGAGAAATACGACAAGCTGGTATTGCAGTTGACGCAACATTAGGTTTGCGTGCAAATTCATTTTCCGATATTGGCGATTTGTTTGGTAGTCGTTTTGCTATGGAAAGAGCTTTAAACCAAACAACGGGTATTTTCTTTATAATGAATGGTTTAAACTATTGGAACCAGACAATAAAAGAATTTACTGGCAACATTATAAGTCTACGTATGACAAGTGCTATTATGTCTAATTGGTCTACTCTAAGCAAAGGCGACAGACGTAAGTTATTAGCTAACGGCATTGATGAGTTTGATCATGCTAAGATGAAAGAACTTATTAAGAAAAATGGTCAGAAAGAAGATGGAGAATGGCTTCCCAATACAGATGCATGGGCTGACAATAATATGGTTAGAAAGTTTCGTAATGCATTAAATCAATCAGTAGATAGAACTATCATAACCCCAGGAGCTGGTGACAGAGCTTTATGGACATCTACAGAATTTGGATCTTTGATAACTCAGTTTAAAGGTTATGGACAAGGGTCTATGGTTAGACTGCTTACGTCAGGTCTTCAAGAAAAAGATGCATCATTTTGGCAAGGTGCTTTTTTACTTGTAGGTTTAGCCTCAATAGTTAATGAAGCCAAAAAAGTTCAATATGGAATAGATAAAGAACAATCTTATTCTGAATTGTTAGTTGATGCAGTTGATAGAAGTGGAGCATTGGGTTGGTTTACAGACATTAACAATAGTTTGGAAAAGCTATCTGATTACAGATTAGGTGTAAGACCAATGATGGGTAAAAAGCAAGGTTACTTACCTTTTGGTGCAAAGATGGGTGCAATATTTGGTCCTGCAGCAAGTAACATTACAACGGCAAGTGGTGTTGCTACTGATGTAATAACTGGAGAAGCTGACGACAAAACTTTAAGAAGTGCAAGGTTTATAACCCCTACTGGCAATCTTCCTTACCTTGATCCAATATGGGACGAGATAATGGCTGCAAAGTGATGTGAATTAACAAGAAGGTGCAATATGAGTAAAGGTATATATTATGGCTACTATTTCTATTGCAGACAACGATGCACGAATACAACACAGTATAGGCTCTAGTGGTAACACTGCTGGTAGCACACAGTTTACTATTGATTATCCTTTTTTCAATTTAGATGACATTGACGTAACCATTACTAATAGTTCTGGTGTAGATACAGTTTTAACCAGAGGTACTGGAACTAATACTTTTTCTGTTGCTGGCACATCTGTAGATGATGGATTCTCTGGTGGTTATATAATATTAAACACACAGTACACAAGCTCTACAGTAACTATTACTAGGGATATACCTATAGCAAGAACAAGTGATTTTGCTACATCAGGACCTTTTAACATATCAAGTTTAAATACAGACTTAGATAAAATTTATGCTATTTTACAACAGATTGAAACTGACAGTGCTAGAGCATTAAATATGCCAACCACTGATACGTTGAACTCAATAACATTACCTTCTAATGTATCTCGTAGAGGTAAATATTTGGCTTTTAATTCCTCAACAGGAAATGCTGAAATAGGAGGAAATGTAGCTGATACGGGAACAGTAGCAACAATATCAGGTAACATAACAACAGTTGCTGGTATTTCTTCAAACGTATCAACAGTTGCTGGCATAAGTGCTAATGTAACAACTGTAGCTGGGATTAGTGGCAACGTGGCAACAGTGGCTGGCATATCAAGTGCCGTATCTACTGTGGCTGGAATCTCAAGTGCTGTATCAGGAGCAAGTGCCAACGCAACTCTTGCACAAAATTATGCAAATAAAACTGATGGTGCCGTTGCATCAAGCCAATACTCAGCTAAAGCATGGGCAATTGGTGGTACTGGTGTTACAGATACTGCTGGATCAGGAAGTGCAAAGTCCTGGGCAGTCGAAGCAGATGCAGTCGATGGATCAGAACATTCAGCTAAATCATATGCCATAAGTGGGTCAGCTATATCTGCTGGTTCTGCAAAGCAATGGGCATTAGGTGGTGGATCAGGATTTACAACATCAACGGCTGTATCTGGTGGATTATATTCAGCTAAGTATTGGGCAGAGCAATCAGCTTTATCTAAAACAGAATTTTCTAATATTTACCAAGGCACACATTCTTCTGATCCTAGTGGTGGTTCTGTTAGTGCTGGAGATTTGTATTTTAATAGCAGTTCTAATGTACTTAAATTTTATACTGGTAGTGCATGGTCAACAGTAGAAGCAACAGACACATCAAATTTCGCAAGTAATGGTTTTGCAGTAGCAATGGCTATAGCTTTATAGGAGTAGAATATGGCACAAAATTTTAAACAAATAAAAATGAGGAATATAGGTACTAGTGCCACAGACATTCCAGATGGAGCAAACTTTCCTAGTGGCTTTCATACTCTGATTGGATTGAAC